GCAAAATAGTATTAATAATATAAAGAGTAAATATTTCATGTTGCTATCCATTAAACTACTTAAAAGTTGTATTTTCTTTAGCAGATTCTTCTTGAACGGGAACGTATCTGATACCATACCCTTCCGGTTCCTTAGGGATATTCATTTTAATTGCCCGTTTTACAGCTTCTTTGTTGTCTGTCAATCGAAATTCGGTCATCATCAATATGTCATGACGCAATGGGGTATCAGCATCAAGCATGACTTCATAGAAAAAACGGTAACGTCCCGGTTTATTGGAGTGAACTTCGGGATAAAGATTTGCTGTAAACAAATGATGCCCACCGGGAAGTACCATATAACCTATATCTATGGCAGCGTCATTGATGGGCAATGCACGCCAAGTGCCATTCTCGTCTTCATAAGTAATGAAATAATGCTCGCCACACATTATGTTCTTGTTTCCTTGATTTAGCAAAACAAAGGAAGCTGTGGATGCCTCAGTGGAGTAAACGGAATATTCCGGATGCAGGGAAATACCGAGCGTATCAGTTATACCAATGCGTTCATCGATTATCGGCTGTTCCGGTCCTTCAAAACGAATGGCGGGAGAATCCATGAGTTTTTCCCGGAATGCTTGTCGGGCTTCGGGAGTGTTGAGAATAAACCTGACTTCAACATTCCGTAATCCTACACCCCAACTGGTCATATTATTTTTCAGCTTCTTGTCTGTCAATGTGTCAAACCGCTGGTTCAACTCGTCTACGATGCTCATAAGTTGTTGCTGTGAATAATTACTTTCAGTAACTTGCTCCAGTCGAAAAGCTTTGCTACCGGCAGTAGATTCCAAAATTCGCCTTGCATGCGCTGTGTCACCTCTTACCTGAAAAACCAACGTGGAACCGTCAAAGAACATACCTTCCAAGAAAGAAGGGCAACGCGGGCTACCGATGAAACCTCCTATAGAATTCGGATCATTTCCATAGACCCTGCTTAAGGCTTCAATGACTTGCAAGCCTGCAGATTGGTCAACAACAGTATCTTCTATAAAATAGACAGCTTCACCTGTAGAGTCTAATTTGCTTGTAAGATTTGATTTTGGTGCCTTATTCGCACATCCCAAAAAAGAGTAAAATAGAACTCCTACCCATATTTTTGTTTTCATAACATTGAATTGTTTAGTGAAAGAGATGTTTATTCTATTTCAAATTCAGCATTGAGGTTTATTTTCTCCATATCATTCCACAGTGATATGGAAATACGATATTTGCCGGGAGTTGTTTTATAGTATTTAATAGGAAAACTGAAACAATAATATATAGGTGGGGTAATCGGTATAATTTCGTCATCAAAAAAACCTGTGGGCTTTTTCGTCCAAAGCCTTACCCATTGATTATTTTCCCATCTTTCTAAAATCCATCTTCTGCCATAACTAAGTGGAAGTTTCTGAGGATTGAGGACAATAGCGAACACTTCTTCACTTTCAGTGGTATAATGCCCATGTAGCATATTCATGCGTACTGTTTTCCCTAAAGTATCGGTGCTTACGCAGATTGCATCCGCACTGCCGATTTCTACACAG